ATTTCGTGCATTCTATCTGTGGCATTCCAATTGTAAGAAGGTGTAGGCATTGATTTGATAACGTTTTTCATATCTCTAATTTCAGAAATTAACCTATCATCATTTGCTTTGTTGATTGTAACACCTCCATCATTTAAACCTTTTCCATGCATAGCTCCTAAGTCGGCTAAATCATCATTTGAAATACCTCCTAGTTTCTTGTTTTGTTCCGCTGTCATTACACGCTCGTTATCGTGTAACATAGTCAAACGTCCACCATTAGAGTCTAAAGGTGATGAAGCCCCTCCTGTGTCCTCTGTACCGTCAAAGAAAGAAGGTAGTGAATTAATAAACGCTATCAGTGCCGTAGTGTCTCCAATAGTTTTACCTAAATCACCATCATTTTCTCCAAATGCTTTTAAGATTGCTATACCAGCTTCTAATTTTAAGGCTTTTTTACGTTCCTTTTCTTTCTTAGCTTCTAATTCTACGGCTCTTTTTTCTTCTATTGCTAATGATTCTTTAGCTTCATCGTTACCATCTTGAATAGCTTGGTTAATTTGCTCTATTCTTTTTTGATTTTGTTCTAATTCTCCATCAATAGCTGCTATTCTTTTTTCTGATTGTTTACGTATTTGGTTTTCTAATACCTCTTCTGCTTTTTCTATTAACTCTTTTTTTGCTTCTTGTTGAGCTTCTATTAGTTCTTCATCTTTTTCTGATGCTTCTTTATTCTCATCTAATAGTAAGTCATTTAATTCTTTTTCAAGTTCCAAACGTGCTACAGAATCTTCTTTTAACAATTCTATTCTTTCTTCTAAACGCTTCTTTTCAGCTTGTTTTTGTTCGTCCTCTAAATCAACAGTTTCATCAGCTAACGCTTTTTCTTGTAATAAAATATCATCTTGTAGTTGCTTTGTTTTTATTAAAGCTTCTTCTTCTACTTTAGCTGACTCTTCATTTACTTTTTTTAAATCCTTTTTTATTTTAATAGAGTCTTTTGTTCTTTTTTCTTCTATCTCTCCTAAATCTAATTTTCTAAGTAAAGTAAACAACTCACCAGCATCTTGTGTATTTATTATTTTTTGTAAATCAATACCGTCTAATAAAGCTTTTTGTTTTTCTTTTTCAGAAGCGTTTAAATCTTTTCTTAAATCAATAGACGCTTTACCTTGTTTTACTATTAAATCAATACTATTTTCAAACAGTTCTTTTTCTAATTTTTCATTTTCAGATTGTGCAAATACCCTTTCTTCCTGTGTAGCTTTATCATCTGCAATAATTAAAGCATTAGACACTATCTTTTTTTCTGTAAACTCTTCTAAAATATCTAATTCTTGTTCAAAAGCATCACGTGCTGTTTTTCTAAATTTTTCTTCTTGGTCACGTTTAAAACTCTGACTTTCTACTTGTGCGTTTATTCGTTCAGTGTATGCAGTAGAAAAAGCTTCATCATTAGCATCAGATACTTTTTTTGCATTATCACTTAGTTTTAAAAAGTCTATTAGTTGTTGTGATGTTTCTATATTATCAACGTTAATATCTTTTCTTATAAAGTCCTGTTTTATAGCTTGAAACGCTAACTTTTCTTTTGTTAAAGCTAATTTAACTTCTTGTTTGCCAAACTCAATAGCTTTTTCAGATGCATCTTTTACCGCTTTTGCTCTTGATATAAACCCAATAGTATCATCATCTGAAATATCTTGTAGTATTTGCCGTTGTTCAGCTAAACCAGCTAATTCTTTTTCTTGTTCAGATATTGAAATAGTTGTAGCTAATTGCAACTTTAAAAATTCTTTTTGTGTAGCCACAGCTTTTTTAGATTGAGTTTCCACCCCTTCAAAAGCTCCAAATAACAAAGAAACAGACTTACCAAAAGCATTAGCTGTTGCTATCAATCCTCCTTCTGCTGCATCAAATAAATTCTTAATCTGTATAGCTGCACTACCTAATCTTAAACCAATTATTTTAATACGTTCAGAAAACTCGGTAAATACTAATTGAGATTCTAAAGCTCCTTCTCTACTACTTGTAAAAGCAGAACCTAAAACCTCTATACCTTTAGCAATTACAGCAGCAATACCAAGCTTACCAATAGTAGAATTCAACCCTTTTACAGCGTCTTTATACTTACCTACGCTTCTTTGGTTTTGCCCTACACTTTCATCTAATGTTTTTAGGTCTTTATCTAAAGATTTTATTTCTTTTCCTTGTTGCCTTAATGCTTTCCCAGCTTTAGTAAAACCAAAAACATACTTTTTTAACCCTTTACGGTTTTTTTCAGTACGTACAAAATTAGCTTTATAATCTTTTCTAAGTTCGTTTAACCTTTTAGATTTTAATTGATATTCATCAAGCTCTTTTTTGTTGGCTGCTGACTGTTTTTTAAACAGTGCTAATTGACGCTCTTGTTCTTTTTTTACAAGAATACGTGTTTTTGTTTCTTGTGCGTATAGCTTGTTTAATTGGTCTTTTTCCTTTATCTCTAATAACCTTTGTTTTGAAAGGTCTTGTTCTTTCTTGATTAATAGAGCTTCTGTTTTAATCTTTTTCTGTTGTAATTCCTCACTCTCATCAGTTAAATCATTAGTTTCTTTTAAGAGTTTATTAAACAAGGCTATCCCCTTAGATGTTTTACTATCAATACCTTTAAAAGCCTTTTCTAACTCTTTAGCAATATCAGTAGTAACTTCTTCTGTTTTCTTGAATACTTTTAATAATTCTTTTGACTCCTCAACAGCCTTTTCAAGCTCATTAACGAGTGCTTTGGTTGATATTTCTTTAGCCATTTTTAGCGGTTAGATATTGGTGAATAGTAAATTTTTTTATATCAATCATACCTAAATTTATATTTTTAGATACGGCTAATATTTCTTTGTTAAAATCGTTTATTTCTTGGTTGTCAGGTTTTCTTATACCCTCTTCTTTTAGCCTCCATAAAGTACGGTTTAATTTATTTCCGTTAATTATGTAATCTAATTTCAACAAAGCTATTTCTTTTTCAGTTTCTTTATGAGCTAAAAAAGACTCATTAAAACCAAATTCTGAAATAATCTGATCATTGATATTATGATAAGCTGTAACAGATTTAGGGGAAAATGTAGGCTCTAATTTAGATGGTATTTTATTAATAGAATCCTTTAACATAAAAGAAAGATTATTATACCTCAAAAACATTAACCAGTGATAAATTGGTGCTGTGTAAATATCATCTATAAATAATTGCATAGAATTTAGTTCTTAAATAGTCCATTACTTTTACAATGTTTTCTGGTTGTAGTCCTTCTATATTATCACCATATCTATCTTCTAGGTTTTGCCCTTCTTTCATAGGGTCTGAATCAATTAAAAAACTAGCATTAGGTTTTACAACCACTTCAAAAGATTTATAAAAATCACCTGTGTCTTTTAGTGTTACCCTGTTTGATGGTTGTCCTTTCCTTCTTTTTATCGCTATTGTAGATGGTGCATAAGAACCACCAATAGAAGCGAGTTGAACACCTCTTGAATCTTCACCGTAATCAAATAACTGTACTTTTGTATTTAGATCAGTAATGAATTTCTGAGTACTTTTTTGATTTAGTATTTTTACAAGTGTAGCTGTTACATTTGTTTTAGATAATTTTAACGCTATTTCAAGAATATCAGCCATTAAAACAAAGATACAAAAAAAACACCACCGAATTTAATCAGTGGTGTTTACCTTTAGCTGTGTTGAAAATACTCTAACTAACGTAATCAAATCTTTTAATAAGGTATTGAGTTGATTTATCATCAAAAGGCTCATAACCGTCCTCTATTAGTGTTACAATCTTCTTTCTGTTGTAAAAGAAAGGAACAAAAAACCAAGATACCCCAAATGTAATAGAAGCGTAACAAAAATGTCTAAAAGCCCCTTTAAAATCTCCTATACAAACAGGGTACAAACACCCAAATAACAAGGCTTTCCAACTATACCCAGTAACAACTTTTTTCTTTAATCCGTTTTTTATTAATGTTATCATAATTCTATTTTAATCTGTTTTTGATAATTACCATTTGTTCATTTGTCAGAGTATCATTTGCTACCCTCCACCCTGTAGAATTAGTGATACAGTAATCACTACCTACGTAAGCATTCATCCAATCACCTCTAGATAAAATCCATCTTTTCTCATTCCCTGAGCAATCACTTCTAATTACTACAGAATAATCACTAACCCTATCACTAACTACTAAACCACAATTACAATCTGGTATTAATATGTTATCTTCTTTTTGACAGCTCAACATTCCAAGAGCTAACAACGATATTAATAATACTTTTTTCATAATTCTATTTGTTTAAATATTTAGATACTTGTTTTTCTGTGAATACTCTAAAGTAACCACCAGCATACATTGACATATTTGTACTTCTTAATTCACACGTAATATCATCACCATTAATATCTGATATTTTCCACGACTCAACCCCTTCTGCATTGCCACTTGTGATCGTTCTTGTGTTCTGTGTTCTAATTGAAAAACCTTGTCCTACTTCCATAATGTTAAATTGTTTTTGGTTTGTTAAAATACACCCTTAGAGCGTCTTGAATTAATTTGTTAATACTTTTGTTGTTTCTTAGTGCTTCTATCCTTAGAAACTCTTTAAACTGCTTAGAATCTAAATATCTTATCTGTTCCATAGTTAATATTAAAATTTATAACCTGAGTTTATCAAGTCGTTAGTGTATAATTTAATATCTGCTTCTGCCCCTCTCATACCGTTCATTTTTCTTTTCATGTTTATTTTACCAACGTTGTGAAAAGAACCTCCGATCTCGTCACCTACAAATACTTTTTTAGAAGAACCTTTGTAGCTTTTTGCATCCCAATCAGCAAACTCTGTTTTAGCAGTTTCTAAAAGTGATAAAGTTAAGATTTGAAAAGGAGTCAATTCTTTAACCTCTACTACTTCAACAATCTCTTCATCAGAAAACAAAACATTCATATCAAAACCTCCGTTAGCCTCATTCATTTTAGCTTCAAACTCTGCATCTGTGTACTCTTTGCAGTTGTCGTTGTTTAAGATGATAGTTTCCATAATGTTTTTGTTTTAGTTTCGTTCGTTTCTCTGATGTAAATATACAAACCTTTTTTGATTGTACAACTATTGTACACAAATAAACATAAAAAAGAGGTGAACTTTTAAGAACACCCCCTTTAAACTTGGTTAACTAGCTCCCGAACTTGTGCGTGATAAGAAAATACTTCTACCTCCTATTGTTATTGTTCCTGTGTCAGACTTTAAAAAGATTTGCCCTCCATTAGCTATAAATGTTCCTAGTGTGAAAATAGGGAAAGAAAATATAACAGGTTCTGTTAAACCCCTCACAGGTTTTGTGTCTTGTGCTACAATAATTGAAGGTGTTGCACCCCCACCAATATCTAAAATAATTGTTAACTCTGTAGGGTTACCAGCTAAATTATCAATAATTAACTGAATCCTCATATCAAAAGAATCACCCTCTACAATTCCAACTATACAGCTATTTGTACTATCCCATAAATTACTAACACCTCTTATAGCTATAGGTAAGTATGAATCACTAGATGTTCCTCCTACACTATCAATAAGTAATTTTGTTTCTGTAGTTGTTACTGATATTGTTGGTATAGCTATAAGACCATCCACCGCAAACTCCCAACCAGCAAATAAAACTCTATCAGATGTTAAAATATTTCTATTAGCTGATGAATACCAAAGTAAATCCAAAGGACTATAACCACTAGAACCGAAACCACCTAAAGTAGTATCTATTTTACAGTTTGTTATAGTCCCCTCACCAGCTGGTATAAGGTTTCCACTATTAACTAACATTGAAATAAACGTAGTAGTAGCGGTATTTACACACGTACACAAGTTTATACCTGCTGCTGCTAAAATCGCTGTACCAAAATCTATACCTGTAGTTGAAACATCACGAAATAAACAGTGAGTATGGATATAACTCAGAAAAGTACCATTCAATTTTACAGCAGTTCCACATAATTGATGTAAACCAAAATTAACCGCTACAGTATCAAAATCAGTAATTTCTATTTGAGTTGTACCACCTAAATAAGTCATTCTCTCAGATGAATAAAATTCAACACCTGTACCAATACCTTTAACCAAATGAGAAGCACTAAACCCTATTATCTGTAAATCTTGAGTATTAAACCCATTATTAACGGTTATTAATACACCTGTAGTAGTAGAAGATAAACCGTCTGTAGCTGGGTTTAAACCTAAGAATTTAATATTAGAAGCCGTTACACTTATTTCATTAGCTCCTAAATCAACTATACCAGAAAACACATAATTAGTATTATCTACATCTAGTGTAATTACACCACCAACAGAAGTAGGTAAATCACTCAATGTTTTAATTAACGTGTAAGGTAAAACAGTTTGTGCTATCCAATTAACTCCATTGTTACCATCAGGTGATAATACTAAAGCTGGGTTTGTTTGTTCCGTTGTAAAGGTTTCTATTAACCCATACCTAGCCCTGTTTGGGTCGTTTACGTTTATTAATAAACTCATAATGTATTGAAATATGCTTTAAATGTTCCTGTACTTGTATTTGATAACCAAGATATTCTAAAGAAAGTGGTTTTTGTGAATGAATCAAATTGAAAGAATTGGCTTAAATCTTTAAATATAAACCCTTCAACCTCCCAACTAACCCAGTTAATACCATCATTAGATAATTCAAAAGTTAGTAGTGGTTGTCCTGTTCCTGATACCCTTAATATTTGTAAATCCTTTGGTATTCCACTAAAGAAAGAGTTAACAAAAGTATCTGTAAAACCATCAGAGGTTAAATCCAAATCATCTAAACCCCCTTGTTTTAAATATAATAAAGCCATAGTTTTTAGTTAAAAAAAAGCCCCGAATTAACGAGGCTCTAAAATTTATTTATCTTTTACTTCTTTTACTTTCTTTGGTTTTTTAACCGCAAAAGAATCATAGATTTTTTTAATGTTTGAACTTAGAATTTTACCTTTAAAGGCTTTTTCAAATTCTTCAAACGTTTTGGATTTCCAATACTCTACTGAAACACCAACATTTTTACCATTGTTTTTAACTATCATAATTAAACAGGTGTTACAATTTCAATTGTATTACTCTCAAATTGTTGATCAACAGCAGACAAAGGAACACCAGCAAATACTACGCTCAATGTTTCAGAAGGTGTTGATGGAATAGTTAAGGTATAAATGCCATCAGCTTCTACAATTGTAGTAGGAACGATATTATTTAACCCTGTATCTGTTACCGTCCAATCTTCTGGTGATGTGCTTACTTTACCTTCAATTGGAATGATTTCACCAAAGTAACCAAAGTCTTTAATAAGGAAAGAAAAAGAGATCTCTGTAGCTGTTGCTACTCCTGTTTCAGTTAATACTCCGTCAATAATACCGTTAATCTGTAATAAATTAACTTCAATAGAATCAGATGGAATAATTCTTAAATTACCCTCTTTTACTGATTTATCATATTGGAAAGATACCTCTATTCTTTGAGTTGCTGAACCTTCTACAGGGTCAATTTCAATAGCTTCAAAAGAACCTTTAGCAATTAAGATAGGAAACAATTCTAAACCATCTAAAGACATTTCGCCTTTAAGAGAACCGTTTACATCAATCTCAAATTTACCCTCAAGAGAACAAGCCCCAGCATTCATTTTGTCAGCTATTACACCATCAACTTGTGGTAAAATACCTTTAAATTCTTTTACCCCTGTATCAACTTTAACTCTAGCACCACTAGAAAAATCTTCAAAAGTTGAATCAGTTCTACTTGGTTCTACATTCTCGTATTTAGTCGGTGTAATGTACCAACGTTTTGAAGGGTCAGCTTCGTTTAATTTACCGTTAATGTAAGCATCAGTTAATTTACCGTCTGATAATTCAGAATATAAAATAGAGTTTCTATTTCCTTCTGAATCAAAAGCATTAACTGTGATATGCTTCTTTACTGTACCTAATAATCTAGGGCATGATAATACTCCTAAATTTTGTTGACCATCACCACATTTACAAAAGCTCATTTCTTTTTTATTTAATTATTTATTATTATTCTATAACCATTAGCTAACAAAATGTTTCCACCGTCAACTGTTTGTAAAAACCCTGTTTCGTCTATCACTAAACCACAACCATCAGCACAGCACCCATAAGCATAACTAACATCTATATCAACCCTAAAACAGTGAAAAGGCTGCATATCAGTATAAGTAATCTGTGATGTGTCAAACTCATTGTAAACATTATCAATACCTACCACTAAACTTGACACCGTACCATAAACAGATTTGTTAATAGCGTTTACTACTACCCTGTGAATTTCCTCGTCTCCTCTATGTTTTATAGCTGGTGCTACTTCATCAAGATTAACTTGAAAAACCATTGAAACAGTGGTATTAACTAAACGCCCATTATCAACAAAATCAGTAGAATCAGAGGTATAAAAGAAAGAACTATTAACCCTATCATCGTAAAAACATTCTTTATAATCTCTAGTATCATAAATAAACGCTTCTGGGATAACTCCTCTTTCACTTTGTTGTTTAAACGCTCTGTGATAAGCCTCGTAATTTTCAAAGTTAAGCTCATTATAAACTAAATTGTTTATCTCGTTAATAACTAAATCAACACCTACAGGATTCTCTTTTAATGTTAACATAATTACATATCTGTGTAAACACTTATTGAGCCTTGAAAATAACCATCTCTAAGACTTTCGATTTCCTTAGTAAGTCTTTTTACCTCACCTAACAACATAGGACGTAACCCAGCAATTTTAACAACACCCTCACCTGTTTGACCGTCTATCTCTTGAAGCATTCTAACAACCATAGCCTCACCTAATCTTTGGTTTTTATTACTTCTGACAGATGCTAAATTGAAACCAATCATTTTAATTTGCATATCTAATAAGATAGCTCTTGAAAATAATCGTTTATTATTTAGTATTAAATCAGTGTAATCTTCATAGACTGTAATATCAGGGTTTAAACCTGTAGCTAAACTGTTACCCTCTGTAGTGGTCAAATCAAATAAAGTATTAGTATTGTGGTCTTTTACAAAGATGTTTTCTATGTATAAATCACAAATAATACTTTCAATATTTGAGTTATTATAATCTCTTTTAAAAGGTTGAACGGTTAAACCGTCTGTATTATATCCGTAGTAATATTCCCCTTTGTAAAGTCCATCTGTATCATCTAAAGTCCAATCTAATTCGATTACTTGATGATCAGAGACAATTGATACTACTTGACTAAATACAACCTCTTTTTTTTGAGAGTTAAATATCATTAATTCAATATCACCTGTACCATCAAAACTTAGAATATCTCTAGTAATAGAGAATGCTAAACTTTTAGTATCGTTAGGTGTTATTTTATAACCAATGAATCCACTAGGTAAAGTTTCTGTATTTGTTTTGTTCTGAGCATAACGGTATAAAACTTGTCTATCAATATAGTCTGAATCACTAAACACAGCACCACAAACACTAGATATAGAGCTTTCTTGTAACTCTTTTAAGTTAGCATTGAAATCTACGTCTGATATTTCTACATAGTCTTGATTATCCTTGTAAAGTTCTATTTTACAGTAAGGGTTGTCATCCACAAAATAGCCTGATGTACTGGCTAAATTAGCAGCATCCAAAATCTGATATAAAGGATTGTCAGAACCTCTCAGCCCGACAATCCCATATAAAGAATCTATTTTGTTTTTGTTAAACATCTTAAACTAAACCAAATGCTAATAAAGGTGTTTCAGTAGCGACACTCAATGGGGTATGTGCTAATGCCTGATATAAGAACAATTCAGTCTCAATCTTAACATCTTGCAATTGACCACCAACACCAGTACCATCAACTCTCTCTTCGTAAGAATGTAGAGCTAAAGTAGTTCCATCAATCGGGTTAATCATGTTAGAATAAGTAGCTTCTTTAGTGTCTAATCCTTGTCTGTTTTGAACAGGTATCCAAGGCAAAGCACCAACAGAACCTTGAGGTACTACAATCCAAAAACCTAAAGTAATAGGAGCAACTAACCCAGCAGCAGCAACATCCAATTTAGGGTCTAAAATAAAGTTAACACCTCCAAATTGAAAAGAAGTATTAGTATTATTTGCAGCACCTTGAGCAGCTTGAAACAAAAATAGAGTCCAAGAAACAGAATCACAAACCACATCGTACGGAGTACCTTGATAAGCGTTTGCGTCCATTGCTACCTTAGTGATTGAGATAGCTTGGTCACCGTTAGTGGATTTAACAATTTTAAATACATCATCAGTACCATCAAAAGTACCATTAGCTACTGCAACATTAACACCAGAACGGTTAGCAAAAGTGTAAGCTGATGCTACTGTCTCCATACCTTCTGCAAAGTTGGCGATAGTGTTCATCATTTTTGTTTGGTGCATTTCCTCCAATGTATAGATACTATTGTTAGCCTCTTTTACAGTAGATACAAATTTATCAGTATGAGCAGCCCAAGTAGGAACTAATACCGCTGAATCTCCTTGTGCGCCTGTGTGATCGTGTGAAATTGCAGAACCTAAAGCACGTTGTGTACGTGTTGCGTAGTTCATTTCTATTACTCTAGCAGGGTCTGTTTTTGCTGATTGATAATCAGGGAACATAAAAGAAGTATTTTTTAGATACAACTTGTAAACCTCTGGTGAACGAAATCTAAGCTCATTTCCTTGGAAAGAACCGTCTAGCTTTAATTGAGCCTTTGCCCAATCAGCCGTAGTAAAATTAGCCATTATATTATATTTAGTTATTATTTATTAAGATAACATAAATACAATTTATGCTTATTAGATATGAGAGCCACAGACTCTATACACAAAAATACTAAAAAAACTATAAAATACCAATTTAATTATTAGGCATAAAAAAAGGGCTTACCAAATTAATGATAAACCCTTACACTAAACAAACATCTTTAAGATAAGTCTAGTATACCTGTGCTTTGTAACCTTTGAGCTTCTGCTTTAAATTCAGCGGATGAAGGTGAATTACCTATACTAGATTGTTGTTTAACAAAATCATCAAACTTTATTTTCCCTCCTTCTCCGTTAGAGTCTCCACCACCAGCACCACCGCTGACAGGTTTTAAGTATTGAGGGTTATTTTCAAAGAATGATTTAACAATATTATCACCACTTATAACACTTCTGTCACCGTCTTTAATTGGTTGACCGTCCTTACCATATCCAAATGAATTACCGTTATCATCAATATCTAAGCTAATCTGACTAGATACAATTGTAAGAATATCAGATTTTGGTAATATTGTGTTTTCTGGTATGTTATTCATCAACACACTAGATAGGGTTTGATTCTTTTTGTAAGTGTTAAATTCACCTTTAGCCGCTTCTATCTCTGAATCTTTAGCTAATAAATTACCTCTAAGAGTTTCTAAATCTGTTGTAAGTTCTTTTATCTTACCATCAGGAGCTTTTCCAGCTTCTTCTAATGCTGTTTTAGTGGATAAACCAATAAACTCATTAATAGCACTTACAGACTTATCTAGGTTTTTGTGTAGTCCTTTACCTTCTGTTTCTAACCCTAAAGCATTTAAGACTTCTTTACGTCCTATTTCAACTTTATAATCACCTACCTCTTTTTTTAGATTGTCCTCATAAAGCGTTTGGTTTTCTGTTGATCTTATAACTAAATCATCTGACTTAATATCAAATGACTCCTGTTTATCTTCAATAGCTTTGTTAAACGCTTCTAAGTCTAAATCTACTGTATTACCGTTAATATTTAATTGCATAAGTTTGTTTGTTTAGTGTTTGTTCTTATTTCTTTTGAGCTTCTTTAATCTTTGCTTCTATCTTTTTTCTATCATCACCTTTTCCAACACGAATACCTAAATCATTTTCTTTAATGATAGTTTTTAAATCCTCTAAAGTATCAATTTCTTTTTCCTCAACCTTTGCTGGTGCATTAATATTACCCAATGCTTTTACCATTGCAGCGGCTAATTTATCTTCTGATGTTTCTGTTTTTATTTGTGACTGTTCCAATTTATAAGCCTGTCTTTTTTCGTCTAATCTATCTGTTTCCTCTTCATCAAAAACATAAATTTCATTATTATCATTGATGTTTCTACCCTCAGCCCACGACCTAACAACTAGTTTAGAACCTGTAGACTCTTTTCTTCCTTCTTTGTTGTATGTACCATTTGCAGCAGATGTTAATTCTTTTAGCTCAAATCTCTCAGCCCATACTAAATAACTTGTTCCTGTACTCATAATCTTTTATTTAATTGTTTGTTTGTGTTTCTGTTTCTTTTGGTATTCCTAAATTAGACGCTTCAAAGAAAGTATTAAACTCTTTTATCAATACATCTACTTCTTTATCTGTGTCGGCTTGTTCCCAAAACGTTACAAAGATAACCTTTTTAGCTGCTTCACGACTACCAAATATTTCATTAACTTGATTTATATCTTGGTGAACGTACGGCTCTACAACCCTTTTCTTTTGTGCTACCTTTAACGCTTGTGGGTTGTTCTGATTCTTTACTAGAATAACCTCATCTAAAGCCTTATCTAAAATAGTTACGTTATCACCTTCTTGTCTTGATTTAGAATAACGCTCAATTATAGCGTCTTGACTTTCAATAATAAACCTATAACCATAAGCAAAGTAAAACTGATTATCTAATACTTCACCGTTATTTATCCAAGATTGAACATAAATACTTAATTGATTATGCACCCATTCAACCAATTTAGAGTAGGTGTTTAATCTGTTTTCTACTGGTTGAATATCAATAAATCTACCTGTAGCCGTCTCATTTCCACCGTCTGAAATTCTTTTAGTACCCCAAACAGTAGCATCAATTTTATCCTCTTGTTTCTCTAAAGTATTCTCTGAAATAGTTATATATTCAAAGTCAGGTGAAACGTGTCCAGACATAGCTGGTAATATTGGGTCGTCCTCTCTTGGTGTTTCTAATACATTTACATCTGTAACGTCTCTAGTTTTACCACCACATGAACCACAATCACCATCACCTACTTTACCTGTACCGTGACAAGTTCTACAAGTCTTTTCGTATCTCCATCTATCAGGGAACCCACATTGTACATCGTAGATAGTATAAACAGATTTCTTTTGAGCGTATGTTTCAGCTAGTGCAACAACAGGGAAAAGATTTGAAATTCTTATTTCACTACCTGTTTTTTGATTACTAGATAAAATAACAGAAGGAACTACACCAAATGGATGATCAAAAGTACCCTCTTCATTAGGGTAAAAAGTGTCACCGTCTTGAATTAAAGAATACTCTTTTTTATCATCAACAACCCTCCATTTTTTTAATGGTCTGTTATTTACTGTAATATCAGTAGGCTCAAAGATAATGTATTCACATAATTGACCGTCTGACTTATAAACTCTAATATCATTAATAGATTTATAAGTAGGGTAAATATCTTTATCCTCTACATATTCAGTAAATATTAACCCATTAGGGTCAACATCAGCTAAGATAAAAAAGTAGTCCTGTAAGTATTGATTTAAACTTTTTTGTCCTTTGTAGTTTTTAATAGCCTTAAGATATTTATCTTTTACTACATCAGATGTAAAATCATCACTTACACTACCTCCACTAGCTCTAAAAACATTATCTCTAGGAGCGTAAACACGGCTAAATAAATCCCTAACATCTTTAGAGTATTTCTTTCGTGCTACCTCTCTATCTGCTGACTCAATCTTTTCAAATTTCTTAATAAGAAGCTCTGTAAAGTTTTCACCTGTTACTAATGCTTTTAGTTCTTTATGTTCTTTCCTAGCGTCCATCACCCACTGAGGGGCTTTTGGATAGCTTTTTATTTTCTCTATTACACTCTGTTCGTCTTGAAAAACCATATTTTACAAATATAACTATTTTTAACCTCTTAATAACTCACTAACTGCATATCTCATACTATCCATTAAATCAGACCAATTATGATTAGGTGAACCGCTTTTTTTATCGTGCCACGAATAATTGTTTAATGCTTTTTTTACGTTTGGTGAATTAGGTGCTACTATGATAGTGTAACCCTGTATTTTTTTAATGTCTCTTAGTGGTTTTTTATCTAGTGAACGCCTAATATTTAACCCACCTTCCCATAAATCGCTGATCAATCTTTTTTCGGCACAATCACCAATAATTAAATCAGACCTACCAACTCTATCAAGTAAGATATTTGTTAATGCTCCTGTTCCTGTATTACCTTTAAAATAACCTTCTTTAATATAAATTAGTTTTTTATTTCTGTCTACTGCTACTTTAGTAAGTGCATCAGGGTCATCAAAACCAAAATCTAAACCCCAACAAAAAGGAATACGCTCGTCAAACTCACCCTCAATCCAATCATCATATATTACACCGTCAGCGGTATTTTTAAACCCTCCTAAGATGTCAAATTTGTATTCTTTATGTTGCTTTATTAATTTCTTTGGGAGGTGTTCACGGTCTTGTTTTGGTGTTGCTAAATACTTTTCATTTGCTAAACGTAGTTCTTCATATTCTAACCAGTTATGTTCAGCCATATTTTCCTTACCATTATCTTTATAATTGGTATGAATGTACATTATACTATCAACTATACCATTAAAACCATCTGGTACATCTTCATAAAACTCACCGTATAACCAATGTTCTCTAGTAGGTGGATTGAATGAGATTATACTAAGACATTGAACGTCTTTAGCCCTCATTGATCGTTTGGTTTTTTTCCAACTATCAAAAGATTCTAATTCCTCACCCTCGTCTGTTTCAAATATGCTAAAGTCCTCTAAAGATTTGAGTTTAGCTGTTTGAGTTCCTACACTTGTTTTTTGTCCTGTGATTGAAATCTTACCAGCTCTTGGATTACCTTGAGCATCATCTTTTAGTGAATAGAGCTTGTTAGCTACATCGAATTCGTGTGCTATACCTAATTCAAGTAAACGACCTTCTAAAGCCTCTGTGATTGAATTATCAGTAGAGGACATTGTTTGACGTGTATAAAGTATTCTGTGATTATAATCCTTTGCCGCTATACCATTAAATGTAGATAGAGCGAATGATTTACCAGAATCTCTACCTCCTGATATTAAAACAGTATCAACTTTATGTAGATCTAACCAATGTTTTTTTACATCATCTTCATAGGTATCAAACTCTTTAGAATTTATTACGCTTCTAGCCTCTAATAATTCAAACAGTGGCTCATACTTATCTGAAAAGTTGAAATCCATTTAGCCCTTTTTAGAGAAGGTTATCTTACTAGGTTCGTTTGATATGTTACCCTCGTGTTTTAATTCTTGTTTATCAGGAGCATTTAAACCTAACATTTTATTGATAACTTCTAAAGCTTTTATTTTATCAGACTGCTTATCTGTTAAATCACTTTCAATAATCTCTTTTAGCTTAGTAACATTCCCTAATACAGAAACACCACATAGTTTTAGTAAATCTTTTTGGATGTGTTCTATGTAAGCTTGTATGTTGGGTTTTGCTAAGTTTTCACAACCAATGTCTTTAGCTGTCTTTTCGCTATACCCAGCAGCTTTAGCCGCTCTTGTAGCGTTCCAATCTGTTACATACTCTTTACAGAATTGTTTTTGTTTATCTGTTAAATCTTTAAAATTCATACGATGAATAGTTTGTTTAATTACTTACAAGATACAAAAAAACCGTTACCTAATAAAGATAACGGTTTCCAAATAAACCAATCATGAAAAAACAACAATATAACCCACAACAGTCAAGTGATATAAAGATAGTTAAATTATTTTGTTATCTCTTGTTCTTTAGGTTTTTCTTTAACCCCTTGAAAAAGGAAAGCAATTAAATTCATTCTAGCCTGTTGGTTAAGTTCGTAATCGCTCATTTTTCTATGTGTCTAATGATGTGATCTATTTTAACATTTGTTTCATCATGCTTTTTATTAGATTCATCGTGCTTTTTATTTGAGGCTTCTAAATTGTTGTTAAGTCCAATAAGTATCTGCGTGTCTTGTTTGGTTTTTTCAAATTCTCTTTCATCACGCTCTTTATTTATTCTACGTTCTTCCTTGCTTATTTTACGTTCTTCTTTATTCTCATTCATAAAGAATTTTAGAAAGTATAATAATACGCCTATTACAGGAGTAGCTAAAATAAGGTTTTTAATATCTTCGTCCACATGACAAAAATACAAATATTATTTACATTTTATGCAGTCATCTGAACACTCGAACCAAAGTTTACTACCCCCAGTGCATATACCTATTTTGTTGTGTCCGTTTATTTTGTAGTTCGTTCTAACAAATATAGGGTTACTATTTTTATAATAACCTATTATAGTGTCTATTATAGGGTGCTTTTCGTTATACGCTTTATTATATTCGATAGAATCTACTTTTTTATAATTGTATGTTTTTACTTTTGTGAGCATACAAAATACAGTAAGTGATAATAATGCTATTGTTAGGGCTTTTTCTAGGTTTGTTAGTTTCATAATAAATAGTTTTTGATTATAGTTTTAAATTGTTCTAGTGATCTTACTAAATAGTACTCTTGATTTAGGTTTTTTATTGTTTCTTCAAACTCAATTTGCTTAGGACTTTGTTTTCCTTTTTCTGTCTTTAGCTCAAAATATATTGTTTTATTATCAATTACAACTATTAAATCAGATACCCCTTGCATTAAACCCGTGAGTATAAACTTTTTATTCTTATACGCTGCTTCATTAGGAACTGAAAATATAGCGTATCTAGGTGTATGATGTTTTAAACAGTATTTGTTTCTAAACCACATCACTATCTGTTGTTGTATATTCTCTTCTGGTCTATTCATAATGTTTATTTAGTCTTTTTATAACTTTGTTTTTAAAGTCGCTAAGTGTTCTTTTTTTGTTTCCTTTTATTTTAGAATCTTCATCATGCAAAGCAAAATATATTGGTGATAGTATTTTTTTAAGTTTACTGTGTAGTTCAACTTGTTTACTCATAACCGTTTCTTTTTTTGTTTTACTCCTTATAAACATTCTAAGAATTAAATCTGCGGTAATATTTTTAGCTTGGTTAATATCTAAATCATTGTTTTTTGCATACCTTAAAATCTTTATAGCTGTTGGTGGTTTTAGTATTTTAGTTACCTCTTCTGCTATTGATTTTTTTATACCGTCTTTTCTGTTTTCAGATTCAAAAACATTATTTATGTGTCCACACTCTGGGCAAGGTTCTTTCTGTGTTTGTGCTTCCCAAATAAAACCACATTCATCACACGAAACAGTTTCTTTTAGATATGTTTTTACTGTTTCATCGTTATAAATTTTATCCCAATTTACATCTTCTGACCAACTTCCAAAACGTTTCTTATTACCTCCTAAATCAATAAATTTAAAATCTATTTTACCAGTTTCTATTGACTTACGACCTCCACGACCTACAATTTGATGGTATAAACTAAGGCTTTTTGTTGCTCTATTCATTATAATAGCTTCAACATCTTTAACATCAAAACCAGTAGTAAAAACACCTACTGACATAAGAACAGCATCTTTAGTATTCCTAAACCAATCTACTAAATCAGCTCTTTTTTCTTTACTTTTAGAATCAAAAGAACGTACATTATAACCTAATCTTAAAAACTCATCATAGGCTATTCTGTTACCAACTATTGAAGTATTAAAAACCATAGTTTTTAACCCTATACAGTGTTCTTGATAGTTTAGTATTAGGTTTTCTAAAGAAGCAAAATTCTCAAAAACCTCTGATTCTGATTTAGTGGTAAACTGCCCACTTGAGTCTGTTTTTAACTTATCTAAGTTAGGTGTATCACATACAAAATCCCTAACATCTACAAGTTCACCTATTTCTATTAAGTCGTCAATAGTTGTACCTGTTATCAGTTCTCCGTACCACCTTTTTAGTGATATTTTTTTAGTTGTTTTTAGTGTTTCTTCATCACAACACATTATTTGGTTGTCGTGTTTTTTTTCACAAGTCGGACAACTAAACCATTTATCTTTTTTATCTATTACAGGAGTAGCTGTAAAACCTAACAGCCTATTTTTATAATTATCAAAAACCTTAACAAATTGTAAGTTTTGTATTTCGTCAACTATAATTAAATCAAAATCATTAATATCTATTAATCCTTTTTTTTGTCTGTTATAGACACTTTCCACCATACCAATAGTAACAGGTGTTTTTTCTATTATCTTGCTGTTAGCGGTAATTAAACCACACTGACGCTCAATATTTTCTTTTGTCTGTTCTAATAGTTCTGTACGGTTTACTAAAATCAACACCCTACCAATAAAATTATTGGCGAGGTGTGAGAAAATGATAGTCTTACCGATTCCTGTTGGTGATTGTATGCAGTTTCTAAGTGTTTTAGAGTTATCAATCTTATCTGATAAGATTTGTTGATGTTTATATAATTTAATCATAAACTAAAAACCTATTTTCTCTATGCACTTCCACGAAACACCATTTGACTTACCTTCTGTCATTCCTATTTCATCACGTGTATCTGTGTATAATTTAACCCATTTATTAAAACGAGAAGTAGTAAACCATTTCTGATATTTCAATTCTTGATTATCTTCTAAATACAAATCTTTTAACTCTGTTTTAACCCAACGTTTTGAACCATCCCACTCGTAAGAGTCCATAAACTCAAGAAACTCTAAACTTGTATCATTTCTTAATTTTCTTTCTAATAGGTTAATAGTTTTAGATTCTACTAAACCATTATTAAGATAGTATTGAACACAGCGTAACATATAATTATCAAATTTAGCCCACTCATTACTATTCCAATCAGAAAAAAGTAAATGACCAAATTCATCTTCTGGTGTGTTTTGATCGTTAAAGTAACCAGCCATTTCAACTTCAAAAACCCTTCTAAGATGTGAGCTACCTTCACCCTTAACTGTGTAGTTCGTTGTAATTGATATTTTAGGGCTTTCATTAAATGGTATTTTTATAGCGTCTTTTCCTTTTTTCTCTATTGTTAGCCCCTCAGTAATTAAACTAAAAAGGTTCTCAAACTTAAAATTCCTATCAATATCATCAAATAGTAAAACCTGTGTATCTGTATTTACTGTTTGGTAGGCAAATTGTGTTGTAGGGTCAAAACCTTTTCCATTAATAGTAGATAGTTTTTTGATGTGGCTTAATGCTTTATGAATTAAACCCTTACCAGAACCACCGTTAGGAACGTCTGAAATCATTTCATCATTAAAGATAATTACTTTTGGTTTTCCTTCATTTTGGTATGAGTGTAGGAGATAACCAATAACAGATTTAAAGGTATAGTAACGCTCTTTATTTTCACCGCTTATTTTCCAAATGAAAGTTTTAAATTCACCTTCACTTTCTTCTGCTGGTGTGAAATCTCTATCTATTACTTGATCTTCCCACACTAACCCCTTTAAACTTGAATAAGGTATTAATTCAGCACCTTCTTTAGTGGTTTTTACTGCTGTATTATTGTAGTAAATAAAACTTTCTTCTTTTGTATCTCTCTGTATGTCTATTTGAGAAGTAGAAAGCATTGATAAAAACTTAGGATTAAATGTCATTAGTGAACCTGCACATAACTCAAAAGCATCTATTTCCCCCCTTTTTCTAAGGTCTGTTAAAGTAAAATCTTTTATTCTGTTTTCGTTAAACTCTTTTATGAAGTTGTTATCCTTTTTGATATACAGATAACCACTATCAGCAGATGGATAGTATTTAGTAATATTATTATTTTCTAGGTAGTTAAGAAATCGAAAAGTAGCCATTTTTATTACTTCTTTTTCTGTGTAATACCAAAATTCATCAGTAACTAAATCAGCTTTATGCTTTTCTATTTCCAACTCTAATGCCTCACTACTAACCCCCTCTACTTTGGAAATAGTACCCCCAGAAACAACTTTATTTTTAATGAAATTAACCTTTTTGTTATCCTCAAAAGCCTGTGTGTTAAATTCCGCTGTGTATCTATAAGCTGAATTAATAAGTCCTTTTATTTCACTTTGTTTAAAGTCACTTTGTTCGTATCTAAAAAGATAGTTTTCAGCTATCATTTGGTCAACACCAAAACAGTTTAATTGACGAGCAAAAGCGTGTAAATTAGTGTTCCTGTTATCTGCTGTTGAATAGTTTTTTTTAAACCACTTTTCAAGTCGTTCTGCTATCTCGTTTTGATCTGTTAAAGGAACATTAGTAAATGGTTTAATTTCCCTTAATGGTGGGTTATATTTTTCTGTAAAGGTTTTACTATCTGAATTAATAAAAATATCTTTATCAATAGACAAATAACAAGCTCTTGAAATATCTTTAGTTCCTAAATCTGTTTCAAAATATTTATTATAGTGTTTTTGAAGTTCTAAATAATATTCTTTATAAACTTCATCATTAGGTACAGGTGGTATTTTTACCAATACTTTTAAGCCATCACCAGAGGGAGAAATAAAAGAAGAGAAAGTAAACTCATCATTATTGATTTCTTCTATTAATTTTTTTAAATCTGGTACGTGATCGAAATCTAAAATAGCTAGACCACTTGATTTTTTTAATGCTGAATTAGCTCTAGTTGTAAATGTACCAGCGAAAGTTACGAGTGGTAAAATATTTCTTTTAACCTCGTTTCTCTCTGTTTGGTCTGTTATTAATCTAACCTTTGCTATGAGGTGTTTTATCTTTTCCTGTTCAATATCCTTTAATACTGAATAAACATCAACAGCTTTTAATTCGGTAGTATCGAATGTTCCTTTAAATAGTGATACTCTCATGACAAAG